TGATCCATCTCACGCACAATGTCCGTAAGTTCCTCGGTGTTACTGTATTTTGCCATAATTTCGAGGAACTTGCCCATATCCGGCTTGAATCCCTGCTGTTGCAGGGCCGGAGCCATAGGAATGACAAACTGCTGCATGAGTTGACCAAGGGTCTTGGCCTTTTCTGCCGGGCTTCGGTCAACCATGGAGTATGGGGCAATGTCGAGTTCGTACTCTACGACTTCACCCTCTCTGATCTCAGGACCAAACTCCACCGAAACTTCGTAATCAGTGTCTGGGATCTTGGTAATCACCTTGGGCTTGGCCACGGGGTCATACCAAAGGTACTTGCCCAGGGCATTTGTGATTTGCTTCACAGCCTTAGTAGCGTGTTCCTGCATGTCGGCAATGCGGGCCGAAGCCGACTTGGAGATGAGCTGGTCTTGCTGCGCTGTGTCAGTGAGCTTTCCAAGTCCGCCCAGCGCATCTAGGTTGCCGCCCATGTACACAAACATGTCTTTAAGCTGAATCAGGTAGGCAAGCGTGGGTTGATCGACCCCGCCATAGCGAACCTCTCTGGTAGCCTCGGGTCTGTCGCTTCTAATGGTGTCACCGTCGTTGGTTTCAACGATACGTTCACCGTCGGTCTCATGACCTGACTGGACAACGGTAATGGTCTTCTGGCGGTCTGCCTGCCTGGCTACCTTTCGGAAGACCTTGTTGGTCATTTCATGGAGGTCCATGAGTAGAGCTGTTGGCGGAAGGGGCATGAGGTTGCCAGGGACATCCCCGAAACCAAGCTTGTAGAACGGACCCTCTTCCGGTCCCTCCCACTCGACCACTCTCAGTGGCTCAGACTGGGAAATGCCACCTCTGTCGTCGGCCTGGACTGTAACGATCACGTTTTCGATGGGGAGCCAGATGTCCCAAAGCTCGACAATTGGTGAGTAGTATTCATCACCAAAGTAGCCCTCGCCTGATCCGATTTGCTGGATTCGCTCTTCACCAAACTCGTTCGTCTTTTGGTAATTGCTGGGCTGCACCTGGTCGGTCTTCTTACCAAACATCTTGCTCTGAACGATGGCCTCGTATGGGCAGCAATATCTGTTGCCGGCAAACTGGATCTGATCCCATCGCTTCGCGGTCATGTCGAACACGAAGTCGTCAAAGTCCACGTTGTCTACGAATGGCTGACCAGGGTCATGCTCGAACCCAGACATGTCCATGCCACTAGCGGTGAGTCCCACCTTGACAACGCCCATGCCGAACATGGCATCCGTGACCCACTTCTGGATCGTTGTCTCAAGGTCGATGTCCTTGATGAGGTTGTTCAGGGCAGACTCAAACTGCTGGGCCGTCGCCTGCTTCTTCCGGTCCTTGGCAGTAACCAAAACCTGTGGCCGACGGGCGGCAATGGCTCTCCGGTAAATGGACACTGCCATTTCCAAGAGGTTCATGGGGACACGGGTAGTTGCGCCATTGTCGGTGTAATGCGTTCCGACGAACTGCCTGATGGCGTGCAGCCTCTTCTCTCTGTAAGGCTGCAACTTCCGCCTCGAGTATTCGATGGCGTTTTGAAGTCGTGACATTTTATCGCTGTCGTAGGTATACATGTTTCACCATTCCAAAGCTTTTCGCTTTCGTTTTTCAATCTGCTTTCGTCGCCAGATCATACTTCCCTGTTCAAGACCTTGAGGGGCCGGTCGAACTGTCGGGACTTTCTGCATTCCCTTCCACAAGAGAGCGTCAGCAGTTGGACGATCTCCGTGATTCTCACGCGCACCCGATGGATCAACGGTACGGAGCGATCTCGAGTGAGTGATCCATCCCGTGGAGGCAAAAATAATTTCTTTGCATTCCCTGAGCGCGTCTGCGCTGTTGTTGATGAAATGTTTCGTAGAAAGAGCTTTTCTGTACTCGCTGTACAAGACTCTCTTTTCATCTTTTGTCGGCCACCAGCCGGGTATCTTTGAGACTTTTCCCGTCTGCTCTTTCTTGTACCACACATTTCGGTAACCAAGTTCCAAGACTCGATCTCCGAAGTTTCGGCCCGGACCTGGGGCTTCCCAAATAAGCAGTGCGCCAGAGCTGTTCCCCTGGAACCACTTTGCGAGAGCGACTGCATACGTCGCAAGTTGATCTGGTCTGAGATTGGGCGTGACAAGTTCAGCTACCTTCTCCCCAGTCTTGCAGTCACCCACAGACAGTACGCTATTACTACTTCCAGTACCCGCAGCGATGTCCGCGCCAATAACGTATTTCCTGTCTGCAGGCAGGTCGCCCTGTGCGTCTGGACTGATCCACAACCGCAGTGTGCCTTTTGGCATTTGCTCGAACTCTTCTGGTTCACCTGTGATTGCATTGTGTTTCAGTTCTCCAACCGTGCATGGCTTAGATGCGCAGTTCTTGATCAGGTCGTCGATGATGAGTACGTCAAAAAACTGGTAATCAGAACCAGCGAAGTCAATGTCTAGCTCTTGGGCAATTTCTTGCGGATTAGCGCACCTTTTGCATTCCTCGTCATACCAAGGGCTTCTAATCTTGCCTTCCTCAGTTTCATAGCTGCCCTCGGACTTGACAGGATGTCGTGTCCAGTGAAGTGTGAGTTGGGCAATCGTGTCACTGTTGGCGAGGTCGTAGAAGGCGTTATTCGTACCACTGGGGGTCGAGTTGAAGATACGACATTTGGTTGCATCTCGAGTCGATGCCAACGCCCTGTAACCAGCATCAATGTCAAACGCAGCAAATTCGTCAAGCCCAATAGCAGTACGTCGGTCACCACGAGCAACGTCCCCCGTCGTCGATTCACCGTCGATTGTGCTTCCGTTGTCTTCATTGGTCAGTCGCAGCTTGGTTCTTGTGATTCTGGGTGTTAGCCAGCCAGGGAGGTACTTGTGTATGAAGTCGATCTTCCAAAACAAACTTTTGGGGTTACCTGGTTTATCGACGTAATCCTCGTTTCGGCTCACCAACAAAAAAGACTGGTTTGACTTAAAGTGCCATCTCCACTCAAAAACAGTGAGCAGCATCCACGATGCGCCCATGTCACGGCTCTTTTTGATCACAAGGTCACGCTGCCCCATCGCGTCTTCCATGTCCAGAAGAGCTTCATCCTGAAAACCGTAGGAAATGAACGGCAGCACACCATCGCCCACCCTGGGGTCATAGGTCCAGCAGAAGGTGTTGATGTAGAAGAGGATGTCGCGTGAGCACATGATGAACAGCTCTTGAGCTGCTTTCGGGTCTGTGCTACCCATCTTTACCATTTCGTTCCTAAAGGCCAGGTTTGCCTGGAGATCCTTGGGAACTAGATCGATGTATTGTCCTTGCACTGGTTTTCCTTCTGCCAACGCTTCCGGGCCGCATACATCGTGGACCGGCTCATACCGACGAACTTGGCTATCTCAGTTTCATCCATCTTGTTGATCAGCATGTCGTACAGGATCACACACGCCCTCGCCCTCGCCTCGTTGTGAAGCCTCGTGCAACCCGCCCCCTTGGTCGTCAGATCCTCCCACTCCACTTCCAGACTCGCTACCGCCTCCTTCGCCAGATCCAGAGCCAGGTTCTTCTCCCCCTGTATCCCGAAGTACCTCCTCTGCCCCTGCCTCCAGGGCGTGGGTTCCACTTGATCTATCGATGGCTTCATCGCGTATTTCTCTCATTCTGTCGATCAGGCTAAGGATGGTTCGCCCATCGTCCTTCATGCGGTCTTCTTGATCCAACTGCTGTCTCGTTGGCATGAGCTTGGTGTAGATTTGCCCCCAGAACTGAGCCTCAGCCTGGGGGCTGCTCTTCACCCAGCAAAGCATTGACCACGCCTCGCTGCTAGGAGCATCTACAGCCTGAACATCGCCCACCCTGATGTTCGCAGCCACCCACTCTACCGTCTTCGGCGTGCTGCATGTCTTCGTATCGAAGGTTTCTTTAGATACATCATGCTTCCGCATGGGCCTCCGGCTGACCGACCCAATCTTCTTTTTCTTCGCCGCCGGCCTGACCGGCTTGGCAGTGGTGTCAATGACATCCATGACCACCTGGGGAGGTGGCTCATACTCCGCCGCCTCTTCCTCTTCCTCCTCCGGGTCCAAAACATCGCCAGAAACCACAGCGTCAACGTACTCAATGACCTCCTTGTCATCAAACCTCTGATCAAAAGGAGACATCACGGACTCGAAAGCCATCCGCCAAGCCCGCTCCACAGTCTCACCATTCTCCTTCAAAGCCTCCCTGGCTTTGACGAAATCCTTCCAGAGACCATTGTCAATCAGCTCCCTGCGCATCTCAGCCTTGGACTTGCGCTTGAAATAGTCGTAGCTACTCAGTTCGGTCATCAATGTCGCCCATTCTCGTTTCCAGCTCGCCCAGGAGAATCTGGATCCTGGTAGATACAAATACCAAATCTCTGCAGTCGTCACTACCAATATCGGGTGAAGTCGAAATCTCCCGAATGGTAACTGACAACCCCCGAATGGCATTGCACAGTACACGCACACTGTATTCGCTCAGTGGTTGATCTTTGGATGAAGTCTTCCACGTAGGCATACCACAAAGTGTACGCGATCTCGCGATGAGAGGGGGTATATATTAGAAATCTCAGCGCGGGGTGGGGCGTGGTTCGGATTTCGGGCGGTCGATGTTCGGGATCTGTTCGGGATAGGATTTCTACCCTTACAAACACCGAACGCCGGGATGTTCGGGTTCTGTTAGGGTTTTTCGCCAGCTACTTTTGGGGTTCCTGTCCACCGTAAAGCTAGCGCGACTCCTGAAGGTATACGGGTTGGATTCATGGGGGGAGAGTCAATCGGGATACCCTCCTA